CCATACCAAGGTAATTTAAAAAATGATATCGGTAAGATAGCACTATCAACAGCATTATGTATTACGTATGCAAGCGCAGGACAGAGAGATGCTTATTGTACAGCCATAGCAGGTGTATTGTTAAAACATACAGATTGGATTGAATCTGAAATAGATAATTTTGTATTTGAAATAGCATCGGCATCAAATGACGATGAAGCAAGTAAGAGAGGTAAAAAAGGAACTACTTCTAAAAAAACTCAAAGAAATTATGGTATGCCAAAACTAGCAGAGATTATTGGGTGTTCTACAAAAACAATAGCTACATTATTTAGTTGGATTGGAGTCAAAGAGGCCACAAGTGAAGAAGCAAAACAATCAATAGGTGAAATAATAGAATATGGTAGTGATAGATATTTTGTAAAAGTAAACGCTGTAGTGCAAGGTGAATCAGTAGAGAAAGACATAGTAGTAGATGGACCAACACTTAGAAATAAAAAAGCTTTTTATGATGCTGTGATTAGTAGAGCTGGAGTTTGGATACCAGAAATGAAAAATTCTGACTTTGAAGAAATTATGATTAGAAAGTTTGAAGCAAGAAGTAAATCAAAAGACTACGTTGAGGAAGCAAGAGAAGACACTAGGTTTATAAAACATTTTAAAAATTACATCTCAGAACAAAAAGCATACACAAATAAAAAAGAGCTAGCATACTTTGGTATGCCTTATTTTAATCAACAAAAAAATACTTTAGAGTTTAATTTAGATAAGTTTGAAGATTACCTACACAGACAAAAGATAAATTTAGAAAGAGTTGACTTAGTAATTAAAGTGCAACGAGTTTTAAAAGCTAAAAAAGTGCATGGTAAATTTGATAACAAATCTTGTGTATCTTGGAAAATAAAAGATCAAAAGGTGGAGCAAGAAGATTTAATTATTGATGGTGAGTTTAAGGAGATAACAGATGAAACAGCCTAAATTTATATCAGGACCTCCAGGCACAGGTAAAACATCTATGTTTATTACCCGTAAATATACGGAGTTATTAGATAAATATCCGTATGATAAAATAATAATATTATCTCACACTAACGTTGCAGCAGATGAAATAAGAGATGAAATACTTAAACTACCACAAATGAAAGATATCACAAAAAAATCTATGAAGCATAAAATTTGCACAATACATTCGTACTGTAGAAGTAAACTATCAAAAAAAGAAGTAATAAGTTACCAAGATCATGTAAATTTATCTGTGATAAATACTTTGTTTAAAAGACAAAGTGTTAACGAGAGTGAGTTTAATAATGATAAACATAAATTTTATCGATATTTAGCAGATGCAAAAGGTAAGGGCAAAACTTTAACGGATCATTGGAAGACTTGTGATAAACTTTCTTATAAGCCGTACGACATAAACACAATTACAGAGATGAAAAAAATTTATGATCAATACAAAAAAGATCATCAAGTTTGTGATTACGCTGATATGATAGAAGAGTTTACCGATAAAGCTGTTGAGCCTGATATAAAAGCATTAATAGTTGATGAGGCCCAGGATAGTAACGTGCCACAAAGAAAAGCACTTGATAAAATGGCCACTAATACTGAAGAATATTATTTTGTTGGAGATGCAGACCAGACTATATTTGAATTTGCAGGTTCAGATTCAGATTATTATCACAGATTATCCAAAGATGCAGAGCAATTAGAACAAGGACATAGATGTGGTAGAACAATAAACAATTTATGTAAAAGTATAATAAAACCCATATGGGATTATTATGGTTACGACAGGATATGGAAACCTACAGATGTAGAAGGTAATCATTATTATCTTTCATCACTTAAAAGTAATTGTACAGCCTTAGAAAAACTTTTAAATAAAATACACAACTCTACCGAAACATTTTTGTTTACTTATAGAGGAAATCCATCAGACATAGAAATGAGAAAATTTTTTAAACAACATGGTATAGAGTTTGCACACGTTGGCAACTCACCTTATGTGTCAAAAAAAGAAATAAAATGTCATAAGTATTGGCCTGATTTTGTAAAAGGTAAACCCATGGATTTAAAACAGATAAAAGATTTTTGGAACTACATGGGTAGTAAAGTGATAATGCATGGTAGAGGAGACACTAAATGTTTTGATGAATGGATTAACAAATCATACACAATAGATTATTTGATAGATCAAAAATATTTAAAAGCAGATTCTGTGCAGTACAATGATTTTGCTTTGACTAGAACTCAAACAGATCCTGATAGAATATTGTACATTAGAAAGGTTCTAAACAAGGACTTTGTTGAATCAGGTGATGTAAGAGTTAAATACGCAAACATACACACAGTAAAAGGATTAACGTTTGACAACGTTATTGTTGATTTAACAAGAACAAGAAAAGAAGAATACTTTACACAATTAAGATTAAAGTATGTGGCTTACAGTAGAGGCAGGGTTGACTGTTGGACCATAGCATCAAGAGGACCCTTTACATTAGGAGAGAAATGACAGACAAAGATATATTCAAAGACTCTTTCCCACAAGAAAGACAAGTCGGAGGATCTCATTACAAGTCGTTTAACATACAGCCTTATGAATTTATTTCAAAAAATGAATTATCGTTTTTTCAAGGATGTGTTGTGAAGTACGTTTGCAGGTATAAAAACAAAAATGGTATACAGGACCTAGAAAAAATTATACACTATTGTGAGTTGGAAATAAAAAAAATGAAAGACAAGAAGTAATGTGTAATACACCAGAAGATTTAAATTTAAAAGGTATAGACACAGTCGCAATAGATATAGAAACTTACGATCCAAATTTAAAAACAAAAGGATCTGGTGCAATACGTAAGGATGGTTTTGTTTGTGGTATTGCAGTTGCAACTGAAAATGAAACTGCATACTTTCCTCTACGTCACTCTGATACTGATATAGCTTACGATAGAATAAATAAGATATGGCAAGTTCTCAACGATAAAATATTTCAAAACAAAAACATTACAAAAGTATTTCACAATGCAATGTATGATGTTTGTTGGATAAGAGCTGTGACCGGTAAGATGATTAAAGGCAGAATAGTTGATACTATGATAGCTGCATCTGTCATTGATGAAAATAGATTTAGATATTCATTGGACGCATTATCAAAAGATTATCTTAACGAAGAAAAATACAAATACGATCTACAACAAAAAACATTAGAATGGTCAGGTGGTATGGTGAAGGACCCTATGTCCAACATGCATAAACTACCCTCATCAATTGTTAAAGAGTATGCAAAGCAAGACGTGAACTTAACTTACAAGTTATGGAAATTATTTGATAAAAAAATTGACGAAGTATTATACACCAAAGATGACGGAGAGCAAAAAACTTGCAGACAAATATTTGAATTAGAAACAAAATTATTTATTTGTTTGGTTGACATGAAGTTTAAAGGAGTTAGAATAGATCGGTCAAAAGCTATCCTGTTTGGAAGACACCTCAAAAAACGTAGAGACCAAATAATAAAAGCAATAGAAAATAAAACATCAATTAAAATTGACATTTGGGCTGCTGCTTCAATTAAAAAGTTATTAGATTATCTTGATATTAAAGATTACAAAGTAACTCCCAAATCAAAAATGCCACAACTTCCAAAAGATTATTTAAGAACTCACAGTAATAAATGTCTACGCATGATTGCAAAAGCAAGAGAGTATGACAAAGCAGTAAATACTTTTATTGATGGATTACTAGAGTACGTGCACGAAGATAGAATACATGCAGATATAAATCAAATAAGATCAGACTCTGGTGGCACAGTTACCGGTAGATTTAGTATGTCTAATCCTAACCTACAACAGATACCAGCGAGAGGATATATTGGTAAAAAAATGAGAGAACTATTTATTCCTGAAGAGGGACAGCAGTGGGCTAGCTTTGATTATTCACAACAAGAACCTCGTATTGTAGTTCACTATGCTTTAAAATTAGAACTACCTGGTACAGACAAATTAGAAGAGGAGTTTAACAAAGAGAATGCTGACTTTCATCAGATAGTTGCTGACATGGCAAACATATCAAGAACACAAGCAAAAACAATAAATCTGGGTTTGTTCTATGGTATGGGTAAATTAAAACTACAAAGAGAACTAGGTTTAGATTCTAACAGAGCCAAAGAATTATTTAATGAATACCATAATAAAGTGCCTTTTGTTAGAAGACTATCTCAAGAACTTATAAAATTTGCTAAAGAAAATAAATTACTTTTTACATTGTACGATAGATTCTGCAGGTTTAACAAATGGGAAACTACAAACAAAGAATGGAATCCTGAAACAAATAGATTTACTGAAGTACCACTGTACACGGAACACGAAGCAAAAGAGGCTTACAAAGCAGAAATGTTAGAAAAATACAAAGAGAATAAAATAGATCCTAATTACATGGATTATTTTGAAAGATATTACACTCCAGCATTTACTTACAAAGCATTAAATAGACTGATACAGGGTTCTGCCGCAGATATGACAAAGAAGGCAATGGTGGACCTATATGAAAAAGGTATAATACCCCACATACAAATACATGATGAGTTATGTATATCTGTTGATAGTCAGTATATGATAAACGTAATTCAAAATGTTATGGAAACAACAATACCTTTGGAAATCTCTAATAAAGTTAACTGTAAAAAAGGAGAAAACTGGGGTACAATAAAGTGAGGAAAAATTATGGCTTACTTAAATGCAAATATACCAGTGGAGTATGCACAAATTAGAAGGGAGTATTTATATGATCTTAAAAAACATAAAGGCGAAGTGGAAGACTGTATTATCTTTGGTGTCACCTGCATTACAGGAAAAGCGCTCTTGTTCCATGCCATCATGGAAAACGGTGCAATCTTTTATCGCTTACCAATTTCGGCTTTTATTCAACGTGGCTATAAACCGGAAGCTGTTCCGATTAGGAGACTTGACGAGTTGCAGCTATGGAATTCTTTTTCTTATTATCCTGCTGTTACTACTTGGGATATTTTAGAGTCACAAGCGGGTAAATACATAGGCAAAGATAAAAAATGGCACCACGGGCGTTATTTATTTACTGTTGACTTTGCACATCCAGAACCTAATATACTAGATACTGATCATTCTGAGATCCCGCACGAACATAAGTGCGCACACGTACTTGCGTTGAACGACGGCAATTACGCAGCTCAGCCCAACAACAGGTTGATTTGGGACATACCATCATTTACGGTAAAAGACCAAGTGCCTGATTGGAAGGTACAAACAAACTACTGGAACGTAGAAGATACACAACAGTGGCGAGCAGAAGACACTGACAATTTCTTTTACGAGATGGAGGAAAAGAAAAATGATTAAAAAAATTAAAGAAAAAATAAAAGCTATGTGGAAGTGGTATGTATCATGGCTTTTTGATTGGAGAAAATGAGTAAAAAACCATTAACCATATCGGAGTCGGCAGCCGTTCAAATGCCAATGAAGACGGTTGCCTCTCTGATTGTAATTGTTGCCCTCGGCACCATGGGTTACTTTCAAATGGTTGAACGTCTCAATGTTGCAGACACTCGTATACAAATTATGGAAAAAGATCTTGAAGAGAACACAGAGTTTAGAA